ACCACCTCTACCATCTTTTTGGTTTAAGTATTTCCAATCAGACTTGTAAAAGTCGTAAGAACCTCTTCTAAAACCAGAGAAGCCTAAGTTAAGCGCCATGTCTTCAGAGTTGTTAAATACTCCATAAGAAGTACCACCAGCACCATAAGAATTCATACATGCTAACATATCATCAATTGCTAAAGCAGTTGATCTATTAACAAACATCATGTTTTCTTCTATAGCACCGTTTTTATCAAGCTCTGCTAATATAGCGTCAAACTCAGCTAAATCAGTAGCACAGTTAACACCTGTAACACCAGTAGTTTGATTACCTCTAGTTTCTATAGCATGGAATAAACCTTGATGACCAGTTGTACCATCAGCACCACCAGTATGACCAAAGTAAGAATCAACTAAAGATTGATCAGAATCAGTAGGTATAGTCTCAATCATAGACATTTCTAAGTAGTCCATGAATCTCATTCTAGTTTCAGCTTCAGCTTTAACATACCAAAGATAACCTCCAGTACCGTCTTCAGAAGAAACTTCAACCCAACCAATTTGCGAAGCATCAGAACCTGATACAGCGTATTTATCTTTTAAGATAATTGGTTTGTTAGAATAAGTTTTGTGAGAAGGCTCGTTTTGACCAGTTCTACCGTTTGTTCCTTTATCAAATTCAGAACCAATAACTAATATAGTTAAATCAGTATCACCATCAGAACCTTGAGCAAAACCTGCATTTGCTAAAGTTGCTGTTGTATTTCCAGCATCATAAAGAACTACGTCAAAAACATCTGTTCCAACAGGGTCAGAAACCACTAAAACAACAGCTGTTGAGTTAGAGTCAGCTATTAACAAAATATCATTTTGTCTAATACCATGATCTGTAGTAACAGCTCTACCATCAATATCTTGCTCGATTTCTAACTGACCACCCGCGTTAGTAGCAGAAACACCACCAACAGTAGCATTAGTATTATCATCATGCTCAACGTGACCTTTGTATGCTAAGTGTAATCTACCTTGTTCAGACCAGATTACTTGATCTGATGTCATTGACTCTTCAGCACCTACTTGAGCTAAAAAACCTGACATTGTTCTATTACCATAAGATTCAGCTTCAGCAGCCATAACCTCTGGTAAGTATTGTTTCGCCCAGTCGTCTGTACCACCAGCGAAATCTAAATAATTGCCTGCTAACGCTTTTTTTACCGGAGCCGGTGTAAGGTTAGAGGCAGTCGTACCTGTAATTGCCATTTTTAATAATTTTTAAATTGTTATCGTTTGTTTTTAATTTTAAATTTAAAATCAGAAGAATCATCACCTAAAACTCTAAACTTTAAACCACCAGCTTCAACTTCATTATGATTTTGTCTTGGTTTCATATTAACGTTTTTGGCATTTGCAACGCTATCTTTCATAGCGTCAGCTTTACCTTGCTCGTAAAAGTGTTGAGCTATAGCATCGGCATTCATAGCTGTATATAAAGATTTATGATAACCCCTAGCATCTTGCATTGTATTATTTTCGTTCAAGAACTTCTTGACAAAATTATTAATGTCGCTTTGGTTTTCTTTTACTTTATTAACGTCTTTAACATTAAATCTAAACTTTTTATCACCGACGTTGTATTCAAATCCTTTAAACTTGTCATTAAATACTTGATCAGTTTTCTTTAAAAAATTAGACTTTTGTTTTTCAGCCTCTTTTTTAGTCTCTTCTGACTCTTTGTTATATCTATTAAAAAAATTTACAGCCTTTTGTTGCTCTGGAGTTAACTTACTCCCAGCCTTAATTTCTTCATAGTATTTGGACTTTTGCCCGTCCAGGTGGCTTCTAGCGCTGGCAACTTGCTCTTTTAACGCTAGTTTTTTTCTTTTTATATCTCTATCAGAATCTTCTTCTTCGTCAATACTAAAAGAATCTTCCATTAAAAAATTTATTTCTTCAACAGTTAAATGTGGTTTCGTTTGCTTGTAATATTCAAATAAAACATCATTATCATTTAACTTGCTATAATCTTGATTAAGTTTTACATAATCTTGTATATCACCACCAGTTTCTTCCATAAAATCTACAAGCTTCTGTATGTTTTCCGGTAGTGGTTTTCCAGTAGCTTCTGCTTCAGCAACAGCTTCTTCAACTTTTTCTTCTACTTCTGCTACTTCTTCTTCAGTTGAATCTTCGGTTATTTCTTCTAATACTGCTGTTTCTTCTTGTGCTTCAGCTTCCGGTTGTATTTCTTTTTGTTCTTGTGTGGACTCGGCATTTTCAGGCTCTGCAACCACTCCGCTGTCGTCAGCGTTATCTTCTTTAGTTTCATTTTCTTCTTGGTTTTTTGGTTTGTCTAAATTTACTTTTATAACACCATCTGGATCATTACTAAACTTTCGCATAGATGGTTTTTCTTTTACTTTTAATTTTTCAACCTTATCATCTAGTTTAGGTTGTTCTTTTTGTGTAACCTCTTCGGTTACTTTTTCATTTTTTTCTTCCATAATATAATATAATAATAATTAATAATTTATCTAGGGTCAAATGCTCCTAAATCAAAACCACCTCCTAGTATATCATTACCTGCAGACTCAAAGTTTTTAGGTGGTTTATTAGCATTTCTTTGATCTATCAGTTCACTTTGTTGAGTTGCTTGTATTCTTGTTCTTTCGTCTTTACGATCTTCTTTTTCTTTTTCCATAGATTTTTTGTTACTTGTATCTGCACCTTTCAACTGCATGTTATACTGAAACTCTATCGCCATAAGCTCTTTTTTATGTTCTACTTCTTGCATCATTTTTTGAGATTCTAATCTTGCTTTTATTTGTTCTAATTCAGACTGAGTGGCAACAATAGCTTGGTTTTTTTGAATTTCTGCTTGAGCTGCCATTTGTGTAGATTGTTGGTTGGCTTGGGCTTGAGCTTGAATATTTGCTTGTTGTATTTCTTGATCTTTTTCTTGCTTAGCTTTTCTACGTAATTTTAAAAGTTCGTTTGCTAATTTTAAATTTTTAACATTTCTAATATCAATAGCATCTTCAAGCTCTATGCTTTGTTTTTGCAAAGCCATTTGAATATTATTTTCAAGCATTGCTTTTTCTTCTTCATCTGGCTGAAGCTCTATAAAAATACCAAAATCATGAATATGTAAATTTTTAAGCTCTTCTAACGTAGCAACGTTGTGTACGCCTATTGCGTTTATAAAAGCATCTCTTGTAGGAGAATATTCTATAATATCAGATATTCTTAATGATAATAACTCTGCTATTTCAGCTGTTAAAAATAAACCGCTTTGTAATATATGTCTTGTAGCCGTGTTACTATTAGCTGCGGCTAGTTTTTGCACACCAACCAAAGCGTTTTTGTCTGGCATACTACCATCTCTAGCTTCGTTTAATCCTGTTACATCTCTAATCATTTGCAAATAATAATTATAATTTGCTATTAAAGCCTGTATTTTATTTCCACCGCTACCACTAGTTATTTCTTGTATTGGTACTTTACCAGGATTCATATCACCATCTTGCGTAAATGATCTACCAATAATACTACCTGTTTGGAAGAACATGTTTAATGCTTCTTGCGGATTATAGTTTGTACCATTACCTAAATCTATTTCAGCCAAACCATCAGCATCTAAATAAACACCATCTGGCACCATACGTGATAAGACTTGTTGTAGCTTAAGATGTGTAAGTTGAATCATATCAGCAAAACTAGTTATTCTTCCAACTAAAGATTCTATCCTGCCTTCGTACATTCTAGGAGCTACAATAGCGTAGTTCATTCTAACCTTAGTATAGTCACTCTTAGGTCTAAGCATATTTTCAGCCATTTCCCACTTGAGCAATTTATCTGTACCTAATATTAACGCTCCTTCAAACAATACTTCTATAGATCTAGCTAATCTTGAATAACCACCTTCCATATCAGTAGGTGGATTAAAAGAATCATCTTTACGTATTATTTTGTTAGCACCTGTTCCAGTTTCTTTCATTTTATAAACCTCATTCATATAAGTTTTATAATTAAAATATAGAACTTCAACTTTATTCATATCTGCGTCAGCATCTCTATTATTATAAGAGCTTGAGTTACCTCTATTTCTATTTTTAATTTCTTCTAATTGATCTTGGTCTAAATGTGGAAACTGTTTTACTAACTCATTTATAGGTATTGTTTTTACTTCACCAACATAATATATATCTTCAAAATATGGTGATTCTGTATATGAATAAACTAGATCTGCAGGATCAACATACTTTATAGTAACACCTTCCGAAGTATTAAACTCTGTTTTAGTAGCTCCAATACCTAGTACTGTTAAGTCGTAATAAAAACGCTTTTTAATTAATTCGTATCTATTGCCATCAAAAAGAGTGTTTAAGGCTTGCTCTTCTGCTATTTCTATAGACTGCTTATAATCAAGCTGCATGTGTAAAGTTAACTCTTCTGTTGTTTGTGGTAGTTGAGGCATATCGCTTTCTCTCAAGTTAATACCAAACTTACTTTGAACATCTTCATTAAAATCTTTGTACTGCATATCTGAAAGTATAGCTTCCATATAATCAGTTCTTTCTTTAACGCTAAACTCATCTTGAGCATACGCTTTTATATCATAAAGTCTTTCAGAAATACCATTAACAACTATATCTACAAACTTAGGTATAATAGGAACAGGCTTCCAGTCTAAATTTAAATAAGACAAATCACCGTTAATAGATAATTCATCTTTATATTTTTGTATTGATTGTTCGCCTCTAGCATACAATCTTAATTTATGAAAATTATTTTTATTATTTCTGTATCTATTACCTTTTCTATCAGAAACAAACCATTCGTGGTCTATAGCTTTTGCTACTTTTAAACCATAGTCATAACTAAGTTTTTCAGCATCACTAACAACCTGGCTAGGAAAATATTTATTTACAACAGACTCTGCCATATTTATCTTTTAATTATTTGAGACATATTTCCTTTGTTATGATACTTAGAAATATGTATGTTTAATTTTGGTTTTTCTATTTTAGCGTTTGGCGCGTATAAATGTCTATTACAAGCCATTATAGCTAATCCACTACTTATAGTAGCATCGTACTTTGTTCTTTTAGTTATATCAAATCTACTCCAATCATTTAATAAAGTATTAAAATATAAATCTCCAAAAGTACCATCTTGTTTAATACCCACGTGTTCTTGTATATACATTTCAATTGCTGCAGCGTGGGCTTGTTTTATATCTTCACTTGAATTTGGTATACCACCAACCTCTTTTTCAGCAACAGATAGTTTATTCCAAACTTTATCCGGTCTGTTCATACTAAAACCTCTATAACCTCTACGCCTTAAATAGTATAATAATCTAGGTTTGTTATTTTCTGCTAATATTGGCATACCATAAAATACTAATGCCATTAACACATCTTCAAAAAATATTTCAGCCGTAGGTGGTCTTGATAAGTATTCTAAAAAGAAGCTGTTAGCAGGAGCGTCCTCCATGCTGAACTTAGTTAGTCCGTGAAGTGCTCCTTTAGAACCTTCACCATCTACGGTCCCGGATATATCATACGAGTCACAGCCAAAAGCTCCCATGTGCTCATTACCGGGATGTTTAATACCATTCTTTATTACCACTTTGTTTTGCAAGTGTTGAGGTGGAACCCAACTTAGTTTAAATCTACCTTTTTTGTCTGGATAAAATATAACTTGAGAATCTTTTACGCCATTAACCCACTGAAAATTACCTTGAGTTATACCTAAGGTCTTTGACATTTCTTCGTTATAATCTATCTGTTCGTATATTTTTACTAAATTAAATATACTATTTTTTGTTTCATCTCTAAAAGCGTGTTCTTCAGTACGTGGAAACTGGCGGTAAAATTCATTTAAAGCATCCTGATCGTCTTTTAAACCATCAGCTTCGTTTTGCCAATTATCTATTACACCTATATCTATTAGTTCACCGTCTGGGGCAATGACATCTGTGTCAGGTGTAGTAAATACTGGAACTCCGTGCTCATCAATAAATCCTTCGTAGTTCCATTCCATTGGGATAAACAAAGAGTATAAACCAGACTTTGTCTGGCCATTTCTATTTCGCTTAGTGACATCTGATGCGTTGTATAATTTTTTAAAATTGTCTCCACCTTTATCTAATGCGTTTGAAGTCGAGCCCATCATACATTTACCTACAACTCTACTACCTAATCGTAAACATGTTTTAGTTACTCGCCAGTTGTTTAATATATTATCAGGTCTTTCCCATTTGCCACTTTCATCATGAACTAACAAGTTTAACTTTTCACCATCATAACTATTATCACCTGTGTTTTTCCAGTCAATAGTTGTATCTAACCCTTCAAGCTCTTCAACTTGTTCGTTAGCTGTTATCTTTTTTCTTGTAAACTTACTTGCTGGCACTCTATACGCAAGCTCTGATTTTGGCCTGTCCATACCATCTTGTATTGGCTTAAAGAAAAATGGGTAGTTAATACTAATTGGTACTACTTTATCTGTAAACATTTTTTTAGCATCAGCACCTGTTTTAGATAATATACCAAACCTACTATCACTAGCTAG